TAAGTAAAAATATAAATTTATACAATTTTCATGAAAATTTAAAAAATAAAGATATTTATAAATATATTAATATTTTAGCAACATTATTTAAAAAAAATTTATATAATTCTATATCTTTTTCGAATGAATTATCTATTAAATATAAATTTTTAATAATTATATTTTCTATTGTATTTAATTATGATCTTTTTCTTTTTAAAAATGAAAAAGAAAATAGTTTGTATATAAAAAATGATAATCATTTAACTAATTTATTACAAAAGTATGCTAAAACTATAGATTTTAGTATAATTAAAAAAAAAATAAATTCAACATCAAATATTCATTTTAAAATTAATAATAAAATTAATATTGCTAAAATTACTAAAATATTAGAATTTTTTAAAAGTTTTAAAAATATATTTGGAAAAATAATATTAAATAAAAAATATTTTATGATTAATAATTTAAACTCTATCTATTTTATATATTTTTTACCATTAATTATACATTTTAAACTTATATACAAAGATTGTCCCGAAAGTATTAATATAACTGATAAAATAAATGATAAATTTAAATTTAATTTATTTATAGGTAATAAATTTATAACACATTATCCTAAAAATAATACATATTCTATATTTTTCAGTTATACATTATGCCAGTTTTTATTATATAATGTAGTTATTGATGATTATAAAATTATAGGAGCTCTATTTAATTTTTTTAAAATAAAAAAGATTGATAATGAATCATACATTATTTATAATGAAAAATTAATAAAATTTCCTAAATCATATAATTTAATTACAAACAAAATACTAAGTATTAACAAAAAAATTTCAAAACTAATTATTGATGAAAATGAAACTAAAATTGAAACGGATACGGTTTTAAAAACTAATTTAAAAACTAATTATTTTTATAAGAAATTTGAATTTTCTAAATTAATTTATTTAAATTCAAATATACTGTTAAATAATAATGAATCCTATAAATTATATAAATCTATTTTAGAATCATATCCAGAATTAATAAATAAAAATGAAAATTATTATTTTTACAATCAACATACTATTGTAAAATATACACCTTTTTCTATGTATTTTTTTAATATTGATAATAAAGCTAAAATTATTATACAATTGTCCAAAGAATACGTACGTTTAGAGAAAAATATTATGAATACTATTGAAGAAAATATTTATAAAATTTCTATTTTTGAAAATATTATCATAAAAAGGGTATATTTAAATAAAAATAAATATAAAAATAAAAATATAAAAATATTGTCTGAAATAGAATTTTTATTTATTATTATTTATAATATTATACCTTGTTATCTCAAATATTTATTTAATATTCAAAAAAAATGTATTAACAACAATATATGTTTAAGAAACCAATTTATATATAAATTTAATGAAAATGAATTGGATCTTTTAAAAAGAAAATCTAAAAAAATTAATTTACATTATAGAGAATTATTTAAAACTATTTTAATATATTCTATAAATAATTTATATAAAAATTTATTAATTTTATATTCAAATAATAACGGAAATTATATTTATCCAAGTAATAATAATGTTAATTATATTTATCCTAGTAGTTACAAAGGAGATTTAAATAATATACAAACTAAATTAAAAAAATATGAAGCTTCATGTATAGGTCAGAAATTTATAAAACATATAATTTTTTCTTATTTAAAAAAACTAAATTATAATAATTTTAATTCTGAATTATTTGTTTTTATTGATGAAATTTTTATAGAAAATAAAAAAACACATATTAAATTTGAAAAAAGTACATCTAAATTTCTATTATCTTCGGTCCCTATCCAAATAACATATTATATTTCTGATAATAGTTTAAATTTTACTATATCATCTATTCAAAATTATAAAAATATAAAATATATTATTCATGAAATATTAAATATTTTAAAATTAATTTAATTATTTGGGAGATTTAAATTAGAAAACATTCAAATAATATATTTATAAAGAAGTATTATTTGAATGTATTTAATAAAATTTAAAGTTAATAATAAAATATTAAATTCCTTGTTTATAATAGTTTATGGTAAGTATATTTTGTATAATTGGAGCAGGGATAAGTGGATTAGTTTCGGCTAAATATTGTTTAGAAAAAGGTTATAAAGTGATAATATTAGATAAAAACCCAGGTATAGGTGGAGTATGGTTATCCAGTAGTTATAAAAATGTAAAATTACAAACGACTAAATATACTTATGCTTTTTCGGATTTTCCACATTTTAAAAATACAAGTTTATATCCAAATAAAACAGAATTAATTAATTATTTTACAGAATATAGTAATAAACATAATTTATTAAAATTTTGTAAATTTAATACAAAAGTAATTTCAACAAAATTTAATAAAGAAAAAAACAAATGGATAATAAAATATGTTGATCAAAATAATCAAAATGTTAATCAAAATAATCAAAATTATATTACAGTTGATTATTTAATTATTGCTTCTGGATTTTATACCAAAAAAATTATTCCAAATATAATATGTGAAAACTCTAAAAAAATAGTACATTCAAAAGAATTAAGTGATCTTGGTACAATTAAACCAAAAACAATGAAAAATAAAGATATAGTTGTTATAGGAAATGGTCCAACTGGGTGTGATTTAAGTACGCTAGCTGTAACATTGGGAGCTAAATCGGTAAAATTATTATATAGATCAAATAGATGGTTATTTAAAAGATTATTATGGAATGTATATGGTACTGATAAATTTTTATCAAGATTTGTTATGAAATTAGGTAATAATGTTCCTACATTTTTGTATATAGTTTTTATGATTACATTTTATTATATTTATTATCTTTTTTTACATGGAATATATACATTAAAGATAATTCCACCATTTAAACCAATTACACGTCAGAATTTAGTACTCAATGAAGATATCGTTAATTATATATATCAAGAAAAAATACAATATAAAAAATGTAAAAATATAAAAATATTCAAAAATAACATAGTTCATGATAATGAAATAATAAATTATGATTTATGTATATTAGCGACCGGATATAAAAGTGAAATCGAATTTCTAAATTTAAAAAAAATACCACTGTTATATAAAAGAATTATTCATCCAAATTTATCAAATTGTTGTTTCATCGGTTTTGCCGCTTCATTTAATTGGGTACAAGTATCCGAATTGCAAATACAATGGTATTTAAATTATATTAATGGAAAACAAGTTAGTAAAAAATCAATGATAAATGAAATATCCAATACACTCGAAAATTTATCATCAAAAGCTTTTGATTATCATGATTTGTCGATTTTAGCATTTGATTATTGCGATTCATTAGCGAATGATATAGGAATAAAGTGTAAATATTCTAAATATAGTTATAATTATTGGTTTAAACCTCCTGAAAATGATTTATGGTCTATTAATAATTAATTATTAATAATTAATATAATCTGGAATATAATTATAATGTTCTGTATTTTCTTTTAAAAATTTGCACCGTAAATTAACAAGTATATCATATTTTTTACACCACAATGAGCCAGTAAGTGCTTGTTTTTGTTTAATTTTATTAATAATTTTATTATCAAGTTGTAAATTTATATAAGATAATGTTTTTAAAATATTTTGAATTTGTAAAGAAACAATGTATAAATTATATTTCATAATAGATTTTTTAAAATTTTCAGGAACAGCAATATCAAATATATTATTTATATATTTATTTTGTGCACTTAAAAAATCCCAATCATCAACTATAGATAATAATTTATTTAAATAATCATCATCAATGCCCTTAAAATTTTTACATATTACATATTTTTCAGAATTAGCGGGTCTAGATGTGAAAGGTTTTGTAATTATAACTTTTTCAAAAAAAATAGTTAAAAAATAAAGTAATTTTACTGTAAAATCGGTAAAAATGTCAAAGATTTTTATAACAAATACACCATTTTTTTTTAATGTACAAAATGCGGAAATTATTTCACAAAATAATAATTGATATGCCATTTGTTCTTGTTTATTATAATCAATAGAAAAATCGAATCCTCCATCTGCTGTAACTATATCTGCTTTATTTTTAAGAAATTTATTTTTTAATGCTATTATATTATTTTTTTTATACAAATTTCCAGAATTATCAATTCCATAAAAAATATTGATAGATGAATTTTCTTTAAATAATCTTCCTGATTTTTTCCAACCAGGTATTTTATTTTTATATGATCTCAATGTCATGCAAGTACATTTATCTGTATAATTATTACTATATTTTTTTCTCATATTATAAATACATTCCATAAATCCACCTGGTCCTTCTGCTAATCCTATTATTTCTAAATTTTTTTTTTTAAAATCTATTAAATTAAAATCTTTTATCATTTCCCATAGTTTAAAATAAGATCTGCTTATTGGTTCATAATTAGCAATACTTAGGTTATGTGAAGAATTAATTTTTGAATGTATATGAATCATTTCAAAATTATTTGTTAATTTTTTTGAAAAATCCCATACTTTATTATTTGAAATTGTATCAATTTCATTTTTATATTTTTCTAATAATAAATAAAGGTCTTTTTGAAAATCTTGTTTAGTAATACCATTATCTATTACTAAAGATATTTTAGGATTCTCAATTGAATTATAGTTTAATTCTAAACTATGTTTAGTAAGTAAATCAATATTCATAATTGATTATTAATTTACTTAAATGTTTAAGTAGAAATTATGGGTGATAGTGACTTTATAAATGCATCAAATTCAATCTTTTTATCCTCATCACTTGTTGTAGTATCTAATAATAATTTATTAACAAAAATTAATATTGTTTCAAATTGGTTAAATTTTTTAGACTCTTCTTCTGGTAATTCAAATTCTGTTTTTAATTTTCCAAAAGATTTAAAAAAACGATTTAATAAATTTTTTATAAGTTCTAAATTGTTTTCAATTTTAATTTCTTCCAAAATTTTTAGATAAAATTTATTAAAAACTTTAAGCATTTTATCTATATTAGATTGTCGTCTTGACGCATGTCTTGAGCTTTTTGATTCTTTTCTTGATTTATTTCTTAATTTTTCTCTTGAGCTTCTTGATTTAGTAGATGTAGTAGATTTAGTAGTTTTTTTAATTTGAAAATCAAGTGTTCCATTCGCTATATCCGTCTCTAATTTATTTTGAATATTTACCCATAACTTATCATCATCACCATCTTTTAAATTGGGCATATTTTCATTAACTTTATTTTTTAAATCTTCAAAATTTATTTTTCTTTTTCCTAATATTGAGCTATAAATTTCACGGAATCGTGGATCAATTATATGATTATAAATTATATTTTCAGATTCTTCTCGCTTAGTCATTTTTTGAAATATAAAATATCTTGTTAAAAAGCTTAATTTTTTTTCATCATCCGACATTTCTTTGATTGAATTGTAAATTTTCAATTCACTTTTTTTAGATGTTCTAGATGATTTAGATTTTCTCATATTTGTTTCAATTTTAGTATATATTTTTTCAAACGAATCGCTTGGAGAATCAATTAATTCTAATTCAGCACTAGATGTTTCTAAATCTAGAAGTTTAATATTTTTTTCTTTTAATAATTGTTTAAAATATTCAAAATTCACAAGATATTCTGGAATAGATTGTCCAATTGAACTCATTAAAACATTAATTTCTAAACCTAAAGAATCTTCACTATTATCGAAACTTTTATTTGTATAATTTTTTTTAATTTTCCATAATATTTTTTTATTTTTTTTCCCACTAACATGTTCTCCCTCTGTTTTATCAGATAACAATTCAAATATTTTAGTACCATCTAAACATGCACCTATAAATAATCCACCATTTACTAAATTATCATCAATATTTTGAATTAAATTATCCAATGAGGTTTTATTTTTAAACATGTAATGTAAAGCAAACATGATAGATATTAAATTAAATTTATTGTCTTTATAATTTGGTCCAAACTCTTTAGTGTTCCATAATTCGCCCCATAAATCGGTCGAAACGGAATCCATGTTAAAACTATTACCATTTAATATATTTTTAGAAACATCACCAACCAAAAATTTAATATCTGGTAAAAATTCTTGAGGACTTTTTTTTTGTTTTAAATAATTAAGTCTTCTTATACATGCGCCATCAATAGTATCATAAATATTATTTTTAACTAAATCAACACCAACAACTGTATTAATCAAATTGTCTTTCCATTTTGGAATATCCCCACCTTTTCCAGTAGCAAGATCTAGTAAATTAATATTTTGAATACCTTTTCCTCTTAAATAATTAACACTATTTGCATATAATACCTTATTTTTAATAACTTTATTATGAAAGTTTTGTAAATGTATAGTTAATGATTTCTCACGTTTATCAGATATATCTTTTCTATAATATTTATCCTGACTTTCGATATAATCAGGAATAGGATCTTCGCCTGTAATAATTTTTTCTGTTACTGGATTATGAATACTTCTCCATATACTATTTGCTACTTTAAAATCATTACCATAAGCAATAGATATTCCTGCTTTAATATGAGAATAATCCGGGTAATATGATTTTATACTATCGATATTATCTAAAATAATATCATATAGGTCATATCTATCATATGATCCTCTATATGTACTTTTAATTATTGGAATACTAAATATAATTTTTTTAAGTTTATTTATTTGATATTTATCATCTCTATTAAGTCTTTTATTAGAGTCCGCATATAATAAAAATTTTTGTAATATCATAAATAATGATTTTTGACTAATAATACCCTGTTTGTATTTAATTGTTTTATCATACCTAGTTCTTAATGGTATCCATCTAAAATTAGGATTATCAATATATTCTGGACTATCTTTCGAATAATTACGATATGCAAATTCAACAATAGTATCATGTTTAATAATATCTTTAGTTGGAACCCATTCTCCTGTATATCCAGGGTCTCTAACATATTTATTACCATATACAACATTTTGTTCATCTGATTTAATTATTAAATTAGCTTTATGAATAGTATCACTGTAAGGTGTAGTTGGAATAAAATTTGTAGACATATAAACATTATTTTTTTTATTATATTTGGTAGTTTTATAATTTTGTAATTGAGCTTTACATTGAAATTTAAAATTTTCTTCAAATTTACCAACTTCTAAATTGAATGTTTTATATTTTTTATAATTTTTATAACCATTTTCTTCAAAAACTTTAGTTTTTAATCTGGTTTTTGTAATTTTGGAACCATTATATGAAACTATTTCATCTTTTTCTTCCTTGATTATAAAATCAATAGTATTTTCATATTCAGGTTTCCATTTTTTATTCATATTCCATGAAACATTAATTTTAAGGTCAAAATCTAAATCTTTTTCACTGAACTTTCTATAACCTACTGGTAATCGTGCGGGTGTATAAATTAAACCATCATATTTATACCGATTCAAACCATTTGTAAATTTCGTCCAAATTTCTTTTGAACATTCAAATATAGATTCACTATCATTTACATTTGTAATTAAAAATTTTTTTAAAGCAATATTTAATTTATATGTTTCAGGATCAGTAAAATCAATAGGTTCATTATTCATTATGGAAATTAAGTTAAGTGATGATAATATTGATTTAGCATTTTTTAAACGAGTGTCTTCCGATTTATCAATACTCATTAGAGGTAATCGTTTTTTATCAGATCCCGACATAATATAAAGGTCATATATCATATATAAATTATTATGTGATTCATCAGATGACAAAATATTTGTATATTTATTATATGATTCAGATGAATTATTATATATAAATTCACCATTAAACAAAGTATTTGTATATTCTAAACTTGTATCATTTAATTTTAATCCAGTACCGTAAATATTAAAACTGGAATCAATTAAATATATATTTCCATTTAAATCATTAAATTTAGCTTTATCTGAACTATTTAAATGGTCAATGCCTAAAATATATAGAAACATACCATGTCCATCGGCCTTATCAGTTACTGTATATTCAGTTAAAATAATATCACTTTCTGGTCGGATATCTTTCATTTCCATACTAACTACTTTAGGACTAACATAATAAGTTTTATCTAAATTGTATGGATAATCTTTATTATTAATTTTATCTAATTCGTCCTTATAATTACGTCTTAAACCTTCAGTTTTCAAATCATAATCAATTACATTTTTAAAATAAGTGCAACTATTATATTTATTCTTTATTTGAGCTTGTAATGCTTCATTTTCATGATATATATCAACATCATCTAATACAGTACGTTTATAATGAATAATATCTTTAAAATTTTTAGTTACCAATTTTTTGAATATATGTTTTACATCTGATTTTTCAGAATTTGGTAATATTACAGGATAATTATTTAAATTTCTTAAAATATCAGCTAAATCTACTTTTAATTTTTGTAGAATAGCATCATCATCTTCATCTTCACTTACCTTTTTAAAATTAAATAATTCTAATTCAACTTCATAACTTTTATCTTGATTAATAAGATCTGAATTTATAAATTCTTTAACCGGTAATTGTTGTAAATTTCCATTAGAATCTAAAATTTTTTTAGATTCTGAAATAATAGTTATATCTAACCTATGTCTTTCAAATTTAAAACTATATCTATTTTTTAATCTAAAAGTTTTATATAAATTTTGAAATGTTTTTTCCCTTTGAAGATTAAGGAATTCGTTATATTTTTCACGTGCAAATCTATCACGAAAGTTGTTGCCCTCTAAAACAAGTTCTTTTTTAAAATTAAATCTTAATCCATAATCTTCTAAATCTACTTTTAATTTTTTTAAATTTTTAATTTTTTCGGGCAACTCACTAATTTCGTCTCTAGTCATAATATTATTTAAATATAATGGTGTTTTATAAATCATTTTGTATTTTAAATTTTCTATTGTGTTTGACTGACAAAATCTAGAAATATTATCTCCATCTAAAGTTATTCTGAATGGTAATAATTTACCATTATCATTTACATCATTATTTTTGTGGATAAAAATATCTAGTTCATTTGTTTTTCCAATAAGTTTATAAATAGCAGCATTATATTTACATTTTTTTAATAAATTTAAAAATTTTTCATAATTAATTTTATTAGATAAATGTTTATGTTGTTTTCCTTTTGATCCAAAAATTACTTCATATTCTATATTATCTTTACTTGATAATTTATTAAGAAACTTAAGAGTACCTTCGTTTTCTGGACTTATTTTAATCATTAATATACTATAGTTATAGTTTTTATTATTTAAATAAATATTGATTATTGTCAATTTTATTTAAATAATAAAAAATAAATACAAAAAATTTAAATCACTCCTTATTTAAATCACTCCTTATTTAAATCACTCCTTAATTAACTATTTCAATTTCATCAATTAATTGAGACCAATTTCATCAATTAATTGAGATTTAGTTTTATTTATTTTTCCCTTTTTCCCCAATTTTTTTATATCTATTCCTTTAGAAATAGCAAGTTTTTGAAGTTCTGGCAATTTAAGTGTTTTAATATTTTTCTTTTTCCCTATAGATTTTTCAATTTTAAATTCAGTAGTGATAAATTCATGATTTTTAAGACATTTTAAATTATTTTGGTATTTAACATAAAAATTATTTTTATTATTATAAATAATTAAACTATACCTTGATTTATTATAATTTGTAATATATTTTATTTTTCTATTAATAATTTCTATAATATTTATTTGAAAATAATCAGCTAAATATTTATAGAAAAATTTATGCAAAACTTTATTATTCTCAATAAGGCTATTTTGTAAATCTATTTTTTTAAATCTTTTATGTCTATAATTATATTTATCATATAAATCTTCTTTATCAAGATCAATTGACATTTTATATTTTAAATCTTTAATTAATTTATATTTTTCTTTATCTGAAATATAACTAAAATTATCAAATAATACAAGACAAACAGATATTAGAATATAATCAATATGATTTATTTTAATAATAAGTTCTTTAGATAATTGTGTTTTGATTGTAAAAAACACTGAATTTTGATAATCATTATCATTATCATTATCATTATATTTAGATATTTCAATTTCAAATTCAGATAGGGTTTCCACATGTTCTTCCAATTTCTTTTCCAATTTCTTTTTAGTTTCTATAATTTTAGATGGTATTTTAGATTGTATTTTGATTTCCACATGTTCTTCCAATTTCTTTTCCACATGTTCTTCCAATTTCTTTTTAGTTTCTATAATTTTAGATGGTATTTTAGATTGTATTTTGATTTCCACATGTTCTTCCAATTTTTTTTCCACATGTTCTTCCAATTTCTTTTTAGTTTCTATAATTTTAGATGGTATTTTAGATTGTATTTTGATTTCCACATGTTCTTCCAATTTCTTTTCCAATTTCTTTTCCAATTTCTTTTCCAATTTCTTTTTAGTTTTAATAATTTTAAATGGAATTTTGATTTCCATATGATTTTCTTTTTTAGTCTTTAAATTTATTTGTATATTTCTAAAATAATTATATTTATTAAATTCTCTAGATTTAATTATTTTATTTTTTTGACAGTATTGATTATTTTGTATCTGATACAAAACATCTTTATATTTTGAAATATAGGTTTGATTGTAAATAGTATCAATAACATTATCTAATTTTTGATTATGAATATGATTCATTTCTTAAAATATTAATGTTTATAAATTTTAAATAATAATATTTCAAATTTATTTAAAAGTCTTCAGTTAACTCATCATAATTTAATGTTTTTTTATTAGTTGTTGGAATATTACTAATTATATCAATATCATTTATATTATCATTTATATTATCATCTAAAATTTCTTCCAATATATATTTTTTCCTAATTTTATATTGATTTATTTTAGTTGTTTGCTGCTTGCTTATATTCCTACATTTTTTCATAATACGTTCTTTAACTCCTGATAATTTTAATTTTTTATTTAATATATTTGGTATAGTGTTATTTTTAAATATTTTAGTATTTTCTTCATCGAATTTTTTAAAAGAATATATAGATATTTTTTCCATATAATTTTTGAAATTAAATTTATCTTTTTTTTTTTCATCTATAAATTCATCATCAATATTATATGATTCATATCCTTGAGATAAATCTTCTTTAATTGATAATTTATTTTCTAATTTATTATTTTCTAATTTATTATTTTCTAATTTATTATTTTCATTTTTGATATTTTCAAATTTGATATTTTCATTTTTGATATTTTCATTTTTGATATTTTCATTTTTGATATTTTCATTTGTTAATTGTGTTAATTGTGTTAAATGTTTATTATTTTTACAATATGTTACAAAATTTTGTACTTTAATAATTGTTTCATCTTTTACATATTTAAGATTTATAAATATACCATTATTATTTTCAGACATTTTATCTGTATCTTTTCTAATAATATTAAATATTTCACAATGTTCATTATACCCCAATTTTGAAATATCTTTTTTTAATTGTTCTTTTTTTTTTAATGATATTTTTAAATCCATTAAATTATAATTATAAAAAAAATATTAATCTTATCCTTAAATATTTTTAAGATAGGGGGGAGATAGCCTATATAAAGCTTCTAAGAATAATAATAAATATCTATTGTATATAAAGAATATCTTAAATCAGTAAATAATACGATACAATACAATATAATACAATACAATCATGGTGGTTAGGTGATTATAATAATAATAGTTGTGGGATTTAAATAATCCTTTTTTCTTTATTTGATTGAATCTATAATAATATTTTAATTAAATCTAGAAAATTTAGCAATAACATCAATTTCAGTATCATTAAGTTCAAATTTTGAACAAATTACTTCAACATATATTTCATCATTTTCATTTATTTTATCAAATATAGATAGGTCATCGTGATGCATTTTAGACAAGGCTATTACTAAAGGATAATTAGTAGCTAAAATACCCATTTTATTTTTACCAATAACTTTACATTTAATAATATCTCCTTGTAATGGATTACATATTTGTACCTCAATTTTAATATTGAATATTAAATTACCATTAAAATGTGATGATTTAATTTTCCCAATACTTCTTTCTAATAATTTAATAGAATTAATATCAATAAACCCCTGTTTATAGCATTTATTTCCAATTTTTTTTTTAATTTTATCTAAAATTTGTTCATTAATATTATTATTTATTTCAATGGGGGTTAAAGATATTTTATCTTGAATTATAGAAACGAAAAATAAGTCTTGTAATTTTGTTTTATTCATTGTTATTATTTTCTAAGATTTAATTTTAAATTAAGTTTTAATTTTAAATTAAAATCAAATTTATATAATTATATTTTAACATTAATTTGCTGAGTATTATAAAACCAATAAATTTCATTAGATTTTTTTCTATATTCTTTTATTCTTAAAAGTAATTCAAGTTCTTCACATAAATCTGGAGTTTTAGATGATATTTTGCGAGTAATATTATATTTTTCGTATTCTATAACATTATTAATTGTTGCTGCTATTTCTGGTTTTTTTTTAACTCCTTTAGCATGACCACATATAGCTCCTCTTCTTTTAGATTTTTTTTGGTTTGTGCCATCTTTATTAATTATAGCTGTATAATTTAATTTATTAATTACATAAAATTTAGGAATATTTTTTATAAATTTAATAAAACCAAATATCTTAGCTATATTATTATCAAAATTATTATCTGGTAGTTTTAAGTTATCTAATTCAATTAAACTTGTAGCTGTTTCAAATGTTGCACTTGTTTTATTATATTCGAAAAATTGCTGTGAACCTTCATCAATAATTCTAAAATATAGAGGAAGGTCTTTATCTAAATCTGGATCATTAATTGTTGGATTTAGAACTTGATTATTTATTTTATAATAATCTCTTTTTTCTCTAAAAATTGAATATTCTTCATCTAATTCATTTTTTTTATCATAAAATAATAAGATAAGTTCATCTAATTCAGTGGTAGGGTTTCCATTATTTTGAATTATATTAGCTAATGCACTTGAAATTACATTTATTTTTTCTTTGGTATTTAGTTTATCTATTAATTCAAACTTTTTTACCATTTTTAAATCATCTTGAGTAGGAGCAGTAAATTTAGCAAGTGTTTCTTTAGTAATGGAATCATCATTCGTAACGGAATCATCATTTGTAACGGAATCATCATTGGTTTCTGGATATTCGCTAAATTTTAATTTAATATATTCATCTATACCCATAATTATTTTTTTATAAGTAGTATAATTTTTTTGTATTTTATTGAGTGTCATTTCATAATCTGTTTCTTTATTCGATAACAATATAGGTTTCTTAACCTTTTTTTTCTGTTTTTTAAATATAGGTTTGACTTTTTCTTTAATATAATTATCTTTAATATTTATTTTTTTGATTTTATTTTTTAAAGGTCTCATTCTAATTCTTAAAGGTATATTTTCATCATTTAATTCTAGTGGTTGGAAAATATAAAATCCATTTCTAGATATTATATATCCGGGTCTTCCATATAAATCAGATATTAATTCTTTTTTAACAACAATATCATTTAAAGCAATATAAATGTATTCTATATCAATATCTTGTTTTTGTTGATTAATTATAATATCAATTATTTCTTCTTCGGTAAAAACATAATCTTTATAATATAATGATTTTATAACTTCTTTAGAATATTCTATATCATCACTTGCAAATTCTTCTGAAAAAGTATCCGAATTAATTTCAATATTAGCTAATGATGTTTCATTTTCCCAATCACATTTATACTCACATGAATCGAAATCACATTTTAAACTATTTTCCATATCACTCAAATCAACTATATATTCATCACCTTTTGAATCTACCAGCTGTTGATTTTCTAATGGATTTTCATCATATTTCGAATAATTACTTGATAAAAACATATTACCATATTTATTTAAACTACAATCTACTGCATTCATTTTTAATTGTCTTTCTACAATACTCATTTGTTGTTTTTTATAATATGCTATTCTATACATTTTTTCATCATTTGTCTCAATTCCTGTCTTATTCCCAATAGGTAAAGTGGCTATATGAAGATATAATGTTAAATTTCTATATTTTTTTTCTAAATCGAAATGTGAATAATTACGAAATCCTCTTCCAGCGGCTTGTTCTAACATATTTAAATGCCACCAAGGATCCATTATATGAATTTCTCTAATATTGTGTAATGATACACCCTGTTCTATAACTTTAGAACCTAAAATAACAAGAATATGTTCTCCAAAATTATTTTTTAAAATAGTACCATCTTTTGACATACCTTCGCCGCGAATTTCCCTAACCAAATCGCTAAGATCATTTTTTTTTGTAAAGCCATCGAGATAAATATATTTTGCCTGTCTAAAACTTTTTAGTTTTTCAGGAGTTTTTTTTAATTCTCGTTTATACATTTTATTAACAGCGCAATATTTATTATTATCCGGAATTGTTTTATCTAAAAAATTATTAACTTTTTCTTTTCCTATATATCTATTAAATCCATTTTCTTCTAATGCTAAAGCTAATGGTTTTATCCCATGTGTTCCATAATTAGAATATACAAATACAATACCTTTTGATGTTAAAATTGATTTTAATATATTTTCTATTTTTTTTGAATATTTCCCAATGTTATCTATATGTAAAAAACTTTTACCTTTATTACTTTTTTGCGCATATGGTTTATATGTATATTTATGGTTTTCAATTTCAAATGCAGTACTAATGGATTTAGCTCCAATTACACCTATTTCTTTACCATCTTCAAAAACACCAGATGGATAAATAATATTAGAAGCTTGGATGGAATTTATACTAAAACCATCCACTATTTTGGTAGAAGGTGGTCCTTTTGTTGTAATATTGTTTAATTCGTCATATTGCCATTTACTAAGTTCATTTTTAAAAAATACAATTCTATTATCATTTGGAATTAATTTATCAGGATCAATTGGTAATCCTTGCTTGTCTAAAACTGGATTTGGAACATAACCACCGATTTCCTTTCTTGGGTATAATTTATATGGATAAATGAATGGATTTTCTCCTCTTAAATATGAAATATAGCCTTTAGATTTATTTTTGATACGCTGTAATGCATAACCCAATTCGCCTTCAATATCAGTATCATATTTGCGTAATAAAATACCTTCACTTGGTTTTTCAAATAATAAAAAATCCTCTAAAGGTGCTTGTTTATCATTCCAAATTAATAAATTTAATAGCCATATTATTTCAGAAGATACATTATACATAGGAGTAGCAGTACATAAAATAACTTTTGTATTTTCAGCATATCTCATAATCATTTCAAGATATGGACCAGCTTTTTTTTCTTTTTTATTTTTATTTTCTCCAGCAATTCTGGTTATATGTACTTCATCCATAATAATAACTCTGTTTGAATAATTTTTTTTTATATAATCAATTTTAGCTTTTTCTAAAAGTCTTCTTCTATGTTTTGATAATTTATTAAAATCTTTTTCTATTTTATTCGCTAAACTATGATATCCTACTATTTCGTAAAATTTATTTATAAATTTATTTGATCTATTTTTTAACTGTTTAATATTCATATTTTTAAAATTCATAAATTCTTTCAAATACGTGTCTCCAGTACATTGTACATTTTTTACTAAATTGCCTTCCTCTATTTTTTTTAATTCTCTGGATACACTGAAAATTTCATCTTTCCAATTACCAACTAATGTACCAGATGGAATTAAAACTAATATTTTTTTATTATTTTTATAAACAAAATTTTTAAAATTTTCAGCTATAGATATTGCTGCGCATGTTTTACCTACTCCAACACCATGCCATAATAATATACCATTATATGGTGTATTTTGTGAAATAAAATTTTTTACAAATTTTTGAGTAGGTGATTTTTTTCTACCTTTTTTTCTAGAATTTTCCAGTTTTTGTAAATCAATAAGTGGTATTTTATTTTCATGAAATTCTTTTTTTTCATAAATTTTTTTATTAAAAAACTCATCGCTTTGTTCTGGATAATATTTAAAATCAGATTCTTCGGCATTTAGAAATTTATTTTCTTCACCGTAAATAGTATATTCTTCTAAAAAACTATTTACATTATCTAATTCAATTTCTTTTATATATCTTATTAATTCTGTATTACTACTATATATTTCTTTACTAACTCGATTTAATATATTTACTAATATATCAATAATTTTTGAAATTTTAGTTCCAGGTTTCATATCTTTATAACCATCTATTTCTGATACTTGTTTATCTATATTTTTTTTAATTTTTATTTTAAAAAAATTATACCAATCTTCTCTATCAATATCAATTTTAGATTCTATTAATAAAATTTTTTGTTGTTGTGTTTTTAATAAATCATTATAACTAAGTTTATCCATATTAATATTTATATAGATAAAAATACAAAAATTTATAAAAACCTATTATTGATTTAAATGTTGATTTTTTAAATGTTGATGAATATATTTAAGAGCCAGTTTTTTTTCAATATGATATGTTCTAAATTTTTTAATACAATTAATATATGAATTAAATTCAATTTTACTTATTTCAGTTATTTGTGATTTATTATTATAATCTAAAATAACATTACCATCTCCAATATATTTAGCTAAATAATAAATATGTTTATATGTAATATTATTAGAACCAACATATTCTTCAATTACTCGGGGTATACTATTATCTAGTATAAAATCGGAATTTTTTATATTTGTTTCTTCCTTAAATTCGCGTAGAGCTGTTTCAATATCTGTTTCTTTAAAATTTCGCCTACCTTTTGGAAATCCCCATTCTGTTTCACTCCATTTTGTTAAACTAGATTTAATTAATACATTTAAATTATAAAATTTATTATTTATATAAATACCATCTTTTATCTTTTTAAATTTATCTCGTGCACTATAATAATCGGTTTTAAATAAAATAGTACTATCATTTTGCATCCATAATTTTTTCCATAAATAATTAAATTTATAGTTTAATATTTTCAATTTTTCTTCTAAAGACATTTCATCAATAATTAATAATATATATTTTATGTTATTAATTGTATATTTACCTCTAATAAATTCTACATAACCTATCGAATCTTTTCTTCTAATAATTAAATATTCTTTTTTTTCTTTATTGGTTCTATATAAAATTATACCAAAACTCATAATTGGGTTTTTGCAAAATTTATATAGATGTCCACTTTTACCACAATTTCTACAGTATATTTTTTGTAACTTTGAAATACTTTTTTCATAAATTTTTTTATCAAAAATTGATAAAGTAGGGGATGAAATCATTTGTTTATAATTCATGAATTTATTTTAAGTAATTTTATGAATTATAGGATTTAAATTAAATGGTTATTGACTATGTATATTTAAATTTTATAATATTTTATATTTTTTGTTATAATTACCATTTCGAATAGTATTTAATTCTTGTTCAGATACTTTAAATTCTTTAATAAATGTTTTACCATCTATATATTTTGTTATTTCAACTGTATATTTATTATATTGATCAGTTAAATCTGATATTTTAATTGTATTTTGTTTATTACTATTTTGTTTATTACTATTTTGTTTATTAATACTATTTTTCCAATATGAATATACTTTATCATTATTGTTTATATTTTTATTCCAATTATTATTCCAATTTTCAGCCCACATTAATTTATATTTATAAATTAATTATAAATTTTAAATTATAAATTAATTTAACATGACAATTTATATTTTATAATTGTATAATATCATGGAGCCAAATATATGGGGACCTTCTGCTTGGACTTTTTTACATTCTATTACACTTAATTATCCAGATAATCCAACAATTCAACAAAAAAAAATATATAGTGATTTTTTTTATATATTAACAAAAATTTTACCATGTTCAATATGTAAAGAAAATTTAAAAATACATATGGAAAAATATCCTATTAATTTTAATTTAGATAGTAGAGAAAAAATTGTAAAATGGTTAATAAAAATACATAATGAAACCAATATTCAAAATGGTAAAAAAAAAATATCTTATAAAGAATTTTTAGAAATATATAAAAACCTATATAAAAATTCAGAAGAATCTATAACTTATTATAAAAATAAAAACAAAATTCAAAAAATTGTATTAATTATAGCTATATTTTTAATTATATTTCTTTTAAGTTTAATAATATTTAAGAATTATAGCAATATTTTTAATTATATTTCTTTTAAGTTTTAATTAAATTTAGTTTGTTTATAAATTTAGTTTCATTTTAATTCTAAATTAGTTTTCATTTGAAAAATAGATTTGATATAATACAGCTACCAATCCAAGTGGAATTAATGTAGATGCGCTTAAATCTAACATTGATATTCCAGCAAGTTTAAGATAATTACCAAGTAGAGGATCATCAATTAATGGTAAATCTTCTGGAATATGTAAATTAGCACCACCTTTTTGTTTTGATAATAAAACTTGTTCAAGCATATCTCTTCCTAATAATAATGCAATTGGAACAAGTGTTGATACACTTAATACTTTTAACCCTTGATATTTTACAAATAAATCTAAAATCCTATTTCCCCAAATTTTATTCACATATTTCATAAGCTCGCTACGAGTACCGTTTCCTCCACCTATTAATGTATTAGTTTCATATACATTATATAACAACATTAATATTCCAAGTGGAATAAGAGTATATGGTGTAATTGATGCTAAACTTCCAACACCGGCTAATTTTAAATAATTGCCAATCAATGGGTCATCTACTAATGGTAATTTATTAGGAATTAAATCGCCACCGGATTGAATTTTGGAATTCAATATAAATTTTTCAAAAGCATCTTTACCTAACAATAGTGCAACTGGTACTAATGTAGCGGTTGTAAGTATAGTAATACCTTTATATTTAAGATATAAATCAAGCACTCTATTACCTACAAGTGATTTTACAAATTTTTTTAACTTATTATTTACTTTTTTAAAAGACATAGACATCTTATTATATAATATATTAATAAAATATATTAATAAAATATAAATAAAAATAAAATATAAATTAATTGAATGTTAATTTTATAATTTATCTTATAATAATATAGTAATGAATTTAAATTCTAAAGTTAAAAATACAATAAATTCTATTTCAAAAACAACAAATCTAGAAAAAAAACATTTATTATATATTTTAATAGGTTTAATAATAATTATTTTAATTATAATTATTGTTATTTTGATTAAAAATTATAAATGGAATAAAGAAAACCCTATATTTTTTAAAAAAATAAAAGATTCTAAAGATTATGTCGAGATTCCATCTGAATTATTTCACCAACCTAAAAATGGATATGATTTTTCTTTTTCATTTTGGGTAAAAGTTACAAATTGGGGTTATAAATATGGAACTCTTAAAAATATATTCACTAAAGGTAGAAATGAAAGATATATTAATGAAAATAGTCCAGTTTGTCCTTCGATTTGGTTTGATAAAAAAATTAACGATATGATATTTTATATAGAAACATCAAATGGTATTCAAAAATTTAGATTAAAAGATATTCCAATAGGTAAATGGAATAATATAGTATTTGTATGTAATACTAAAATAATAGATTTATATATTAATGGATTATTATCTAGAACAATAACTCTTAAAGCATTTCCTAAAATAAATAATGGTAATTTACATGTAAATAGTTTTGATGGATATCGTGGTGAAATTGCATCAATTATGTATTTTCCAAAAGCATTAACATTAAATGAAGTTAATAAACAATATAAATTAGGCCCAACCAGAATAACATTATTAATGAAAATATTTGATAAAATTCGAAAAATATTTAACGTTAAAATTAGTAGTACTAGTACAAATCAAGAAAAATGCGGAAAATTAACTACAGAAAATCAAAATAACCGAGAAATTATAGAAAATGATGCACTTCTCCAACAGGCAAAACAGGATTATGAAGAAGCATTACAAAAAAACGAAGAAGCACTGCAAACAAAAGAAGAAGCATTAAAAAGAAAAACAGAACTAGAATCTCGTTCAAACTTATTAAAAAAAGAACAAACTGAAAATAATAACTAAATAATTAGGAAATAAATTTAAATAATTAGGAGATAAATTTAAATAATTAGGAAATAAATTTAATAGATAAATTTAATAAAATAGATATAAATTCGTTAATTGAATGATATTCATGTATTAATCCATATTTAATCAAATATAATATTTATATAAATGAAATTTTTTATATTATATTATAATAATGAATAAAACAACTATAATTATATTAGTAATTTCTATAATTATTTTAATAATATTATATAAATTATATGAAAAAATAAGATATAGGTATCTTAATAAAATTTTTTTAGAACCAAGAAATGCAAAAAAAGATTTAATTTTTAATAAAACTAATTTGAAATCTTCATCTGAAAAATATCCTTTATCCTGGACTTTTAGTTTTTGGATTTATATTGATGATTGGTCTTATAGATATAATTCTAAAAAATATATTATTAAATGTAATAATTGTAATATATGGTTATCCGAAAGAACTAGTGATTTAAATGTAGAAGTTCCTACATATGATAATAAAACGGAAACTGTAACAGCGAAAGATATGCCAATACAGAAATGGTTACATATATGTGTATCATTAGAAAATAGAAATTTAGATGTATGGATAAATGGAGAATTACATAATTCTAAATATCTAAATAATGTTCCGATATTAAATGATTCGGATTTATTAATAACCCCGGATGGTGGCTATTCCGGTCAAATTTCAAGTTTAAGATATTATTCTAAACCTATATCTAAAATAAGTTTTTTTAATATTGATACTGTTACACATTTATTTAGTTTAGGACCAATATGTTCATTATTTTGTAAAATGACGAATATGTGGGATAAGATGAAAAATTCAATAAAAGGTTCAATAAAAATAGATGTAGATGTAGATGTATCATTACCTGGAAATATAACTCCTTATTATAATTAATATAATTCTATATACTATCATTTACACTAAATAAATAATATTAATATATTATATAATGGACAAAGTTAAAACAAATACTATTGAAAATTTTCATAAAGTCAAAAAAAATATATCTGAAAATACATTAAAATTATTTAATAATAATACTTGGTGGGCTAAACTAATTAAAGCTATAATTGTAGTTATAATTGTAATAATAGTTATATATTTTATAAAATTATTATTTAAAAAATATAAAGATTACAAAAACTCAAAACCATGGATATTAAAAGGAACAAAGTCTGCAAAAAAAAGAATGATTATTCTCCAAGACCCATCTAAAAATAATGCAATTACATTAGTTAGGTCTAAAAATGAAGAAAAAGGTTTAGAATTCACTTATATATTTTGGATGCATATCAATGATTGGACAGTTAAATATGGCGAATGGAAACATGTATTTCATAAAGGTAATGAAAGCAGTTGGCCACTAAGAGCTCCCGGTGTATGGCTTCATCCTAAAGAAAATACTCTAAGAGTATATATGAATACTTTTAAAGACCCAAGTGCTCATATAGATATTCCTAATATTCCAATTAATAAATGGGTTTGTGTTACATTGGCAGCAAGACATAAAAATCTTGACATATATATAAATGGTAATGTAGTGAAAAGAAAACAATTCGATTCATTAATAAAGCAAAATTATGGAGATTTATATATAAATTCTTTTCAAGGATTTGGTGGATATATGTCAAATATAAGATATTTTGATTATTATATATCATATCCAGAAATTCAAGCACATCTTAATAGAGGTCCATCTATAGTTCCATGTGTAGATTCAAACGAAATGCCACCATACTTATCAGATAATTGGTGGGCTGGTCAATATGATCAATAATCAGATTAAAATTCATTATATGATCTATTATTAAAATTCATTATATGATCTATTATTAAAATTCATTATATGATCTATTATTAAAATTCATTATATAATCTATTATTAAAATTCATTATATAATCTATTATTAAAATTCATTATATGATTTATTTATTGTTTTATTTAAGTTACTATCACTGGATAAATAGTTATTATTAAAATCCATTATATAATTTATCAAAATTATTATATGATTTATCAAAATCTATTAAATCGTATAAATTAATTTTCGAATTCGATAATTTGCATAGTTTAGGTTCAATATCTCTTGATTTTAGATTTTGATATATTAATTTAGAATTATAATTTTTAAATTTTTCATTAGTATTGTTATTATTGTTGTTAATACATTTTTTTTTAATATATTTTAATTCTTCTAATATTTTATCGGTACTATTCATATATTGTATCGAAACAAGTATTGCTACTAATCCTAAACAGATTGCTACTAATCCTAAATAATTCATTATTATAAATTTAGAATATTATATTAGTTTGAATAATTAAATAAAAAAAATTAGATTATAATTAATATAATTTGTTTAAATTTTGTTTAAATTTCACCTGAACCATAAATAGCTGTCCAGCTTTTAGCAGTATTAATATATTCTTGTTTATTGTCAATATATTGATTGGCAATACTTGGAACAAGAGGATCATCTGGATTAGGGTCTGTAAGTAAAGAACATATTGAAAGTAGAACTTTTTGCATTGTTAAAGCTGGACTCCAATTATCTTTTAGTATATCTACACAAATAGAACCCGCCGAGTTAATATTAGGATGATAAATTTTAGTTTCAAAATTAATTTTAGGTGGTTTAAATGGATAATTTTGAGGGAAATGAATATTTAGATTAAATACTCCGCCAAAATATGGAGAATCACATGGTCCCATTATAGTAGCTCTCCAATGATATAAATCATCTTCAATTAATCCAGCTGAACAATTAGCTGGAGGATTTTTAATTAAATCTTGAAGTTCTTTACTAAGTCGAATATTAGCCATTGTGTTTATTTATTATTTATTATTTAAAAATTTAAGTAATTGATTTATCAAATTTTTTACTTTAAGATATGATTGATATAAACTATAAAATATGAAATTAGGGATAATACTTTTTAACTATAATAAATATCAATATGAATTATTAAACAAGCAAATAGAAAATATAGTAGGAAATAATATAGTAGAAAATATAGTAGGAAATAATATAGTAGAAAATATAGAAATTACTAATTTAAATATAAGTATTAATTTAATTCCAAATAATATATTGAAAAAATATGACATTATACTTTATTTAACTTGTAAATATTTTTTTATAAATACATCCATAAATGAAATACTAAAAATTGTAGCTAATAAAATAATAAAATTTGGAAACAATTATATATTTAATACAAATAAATATAAAAATTTATTATCAAACGATGGCATTATTTTAGATCCGTATTTATTTAATGATATTGATAGTTACGAGTTCAATTATAAATCACATTGTTTATATTCTAATGGTAAAAATTCAATATTAATAAGAAGATTAATTGATAATAAATATAAAGATACTATTAAGTTATGTAATAAATCAAATGAATTTGTATTAAATACAAATTTAGAAATTAATATATTTTTGGATAAAAAAGTAGGTTTTGTCGAAACTTTCTTTTTAAACATTTTCAATTTAGAATATGGAAACAATGGTAAAAATATAGAAATAAATATTTATAATGGATTTACTAAATATAATTATATTGAAAATTGGGCTAAAAATCAAATCCACAAAACAAATATAAAATATTCCCAATTAAAATTTTATAATTTTAAACAATTAGATAAAAATGTATATGAACAATCAATTGAACTTAGAGAACATTCACTACATTTATTTAAAAATTCAAAAAATCAATATTATTTTATAATTGATAATATACATTTTGTTGATAAAATAGATACATTTAAAAATTTACTATTGCAAAATAAAGATATAATAGTTCCATTATTTGTAAAACCAAATAAATTATTTTCAAATATTTGGTATGATATTTTAGATTCAGGTTATTATAAAAGATGCGATGAATATTTTGATATTATTAATGGTAATAAAAAATATATATTAACAATTCCATATTTTAATGGAACAGTGCTTATTAATAAAAATTTATTTGATAATTATAAAGATAAACTATATATAAATAATAAATGGGGTAAAGAAGATATGGATATGGCATTTTGTAGTAATTTGCGAAATAATAATATTTCAATACATTTAATATGTGATAAAATATACGGAAGAATAATTGATAATACAAATGCTATAAAATATTGGGAAAAACAAAATTTAGATTTATTTTTGTTAGAAGATTCATTATTAGAATGGGAAACGTTATATATTCATCCAAATTTACATAATAAAAATTTACATAATAATATAAATAATGTAAAATTTAATGAACCCATTAAAGACTTATTTAATTTTAATTTTTTTACTAGTAAATTTTGTAAAGAACTAATAGATGAATCTGAAAATTATGGACATTGGTCATCTGGATTAAAAAATGATAATAGATTGGTAGGTGGCATTGAAAATGTTCCAACTATAGATATTCATCTAAATCAATTAGGATTAGAATCACAATGGAATAAGATATTATTTACATATATATCGAAAATAGCATCATTTTTATATAATAATTATACAACGAAATCTACAAATATAGTATTTATTGTAAAATATACATTAGATACTTTAAAATTATTAGAACCACATCACGATTCATCGACATATACTGTTCTTTTTACATTAAATAATGAATTTATAGGCGGTGGGACACATTTTATAAGACAAGATTATATTTCTAAAAATTTACCAATAGGAAATTGTTCAATTCATCCTGGGAAATTAACACATTATCATTCTGGATTAGAAATAAAATCAGGAAAAAGATATATTTTAGTTGGTTTTATTAATTAAATTAAAATTTAATTATTTAATATATTTAGATTACTATATATTAAATATTTATGGCATAGGTTTAGGCGCTAAACATAATTTTACATTACCTAATGATGCGACATTATATTTAATTATCAATGGATAATCATTTTTAAGATATAATTCAATTGAATTACATAAATTCGTACATTTAGTAAATAATACAAGATGTTTTAATGCAAATAAACCTTGAACGACTTCTTCAGGATTACAATTTTGTATAAATGACATACCTGTATGAGTTTCACCTATTATTGTTTCTTGGGTGGCATAGTCTCCTTTACAGCAAAATATTAGTTGATTTCCAACACTTTTAATTTCCATATTATCTGCAATATTATGCATATCTCTACATATTTTTTGAAAATCGTTAGAAGGCATTGTTAAAACAGATTCAAATGTAGCAGGTGGAATATCTATTTTTTCATACGGTAAATCCATTAAATTAAGTTTATATTTAGTCCTTGAATTTTTTTCACCATTTTCAATTCTTATTCCTAATCTATTAGGGTCATCACTTTCGATATATAAACTTAACGTATCATTATTATTCATAGTTTTAATTAATTTAAATAAACATAGCATAGAAACACCAATTGTAATTTTATTAACACATGTATATTTTTCAAATTTATTCGCATCTAATTTTAAATGAACTAACACAGTGTGACTTGGGTCCATTGTCATAATTTTGATTCCTGAAGAATCGATTTCAATATTGGCATCCGTTAATATTTCCTTTAAAGCTTCAATTAATGTTCTAAATGCAGAAGATTGAACAGTTTTTAATTCAAAAATATATTCATTTGTAATATTTTCATTTGTAATATTTTCATTTGTAATATTTTCATTTGTAATATTTCCATCTTGTGTCATATGAACCTCCTGTATACCACTATCCATTATAAATATATTTTAAACGCATCTCTTTAAATAATAATATTATTATTTATAATAATCAATTGGAGAATAAATATGTAAGCTAAATGTAAAATCATTAGAATTATTTTCAATAATATGACCACCCATATTATTTTCAATATAACTAAATTCATTTGTTCTATATTTATTTTTAATTATATTATTTTTATTATTTTTAGTATTTTTATTATCTACTATTATTTCATTTAAACTACCTTTTAAAATTTTCATTATACATCCATTTGATGGGTGATAATGTAAATGTGTTTTATCTCCGGGTTTCCAATTTAATAAATATGCTTCAAATATATCATTTTTTAAAATTAAATTTCTACTATAATTATTGTTGCTAATATTAATATATTTGTCCCAATCTATTATCTGTTGATCTAATAAATTTAAATGTTTTGTTAAACTATGATTTTTTTTAATTATCTTAGAAAAATTAAATAAAAATTTATTTAAATTTGTCATTCTAAATTTATATATTTATATATTTATTTAATTTTTGTTTTAAATTCTTATCAACAATATTATTTAATGTAAAGTTAATAATATATAAATTCGGTAATTTAAATTTAAATAATTCCATATAATTATTTAACAATATGGCTTGTGAAAAAATAGATACTATTTTTGTCTGATTAAAATTTGTGATAAATATAGGCGTAGCTGATAAAAGTGTCCATATTGTAATCATATATTTATTGGGTTTATATTGAAAATAATAATTATATAACGATACCATAAATATTGGAAATTGTAATACACTAGTTAAAAATATTATATTGAGTATTTTATTTTTAAAGTTAAATTTAATTATTTTACCAGTAATTATTTTAAATAAAATAATTTTTGTTAGTTCATTATAAAATATAACTTTTGAAATATATATAATACTTTTAAAAATAGTATTATGCAATAATGGTAATAGGTTATTAGATGTTGATTTTTGGAACCAACCTTTTTCGGTCATGTCATTTCTTAATGTCTCTATAGTATTTTTATCTAAACCAGTTGCATTATCCAAAAATATTAAAAGCGAATGTGGAATTTCTTTACATCTATTTTTACAAGACCATCTATATAAAATTCTACTAATTGATAATATATATAATATTTTGTAATAAAAGTTTTTATTTTTATATGATAATTTATTAACTAATTTATTATCTATATATTTTAAAATTAATAATAATGTTATATAATTATATTTTTTAGGTTTTAATTGTCTAATATAAATAGCTAATATTGTTAAAAAATCATTTTTATTTTTAAAAAATATTTTTAAATATTTAGCTATTATAATAGAATTTACTATTTTATTTGGATCTATATATTTATTTTTTATTTGATATTTATTTTTTATTTTATTTAATAGTTTAAAGATAGCAATTGAAAATATAAAATTTTGCATAATATTGTTAAGGTATAATCTTATATTTATAACTAATTTATTTTTTATATATTTAATTATTTTATAAATTATTTTTTATAAATTATATTTTTTAATCTTGGGAAAAATCCCAATTTATTTATAATTTTATTTTTCATTAATTTAATCGTATCTATTCTTTTTAACCATTCATCATTTTTCAATGCATTGTCTATAATTTTAATTGATTTGTCTATATCGTTTTTATCTAATCTTATAAATGCATCGCTATCAATATACTCTTCTAAATTAGAACATCCCCAATAAAAACAAAGACATTCACATAAAATCCCATCCCATATTTTTTCAGTAGCATAGTTTTTTTCATTATTATTTTCTACAACTAAACAATATTTATAATTTACATATTCATCTTCTTTATTTTTCAGAGTTCCAATATAATTTTCTAATTTATGATAATTTTCACGACCATATACATCTATTTTATTAGAACTTTTAGAAATATTTATTCTTAATTCATGTCCAATATCAAAACTTTTTTCACTTAATACTGATATTACTTTATTCTTACGTATTTTTGGAATATTAACTGGTAAATTTACCCACCATTGAACATTATTTAATTCTTTTTTATGTGTAGATACATATAAGAATTTATTTTCATCTGGTTCCGCCCAATTGCCCCATGTTTTCACACCCCAATTCTTTGTTTCATCATTTATCCAGGGTTCCATTTGAAAAATAATAGTTTTTTTAGGTTCGAATTTAGCTCCCTTTATAGGTTTATTTATAATTACATAATAATCAATATCAGTATCATCATATGTTAATTCTAAATTATCCCATCGTAATCCATTTGGTGATAAATTGCTCCATTCTTTACAAAGTTGTTTGGAAGAACACCAATTACATAATATTTTAATTTTTGTTTTATAAAATCTCTTTAAATATTTTTGATATTTACTATAATTCTTTTTAAAAATATTATCTATAATATTTTTTTTTGAAATATCATTACAATCATCATGATATTTATTTAAATTATTAATACATTTCCCACCACCAGTTTTTTTAGAAATTATTAAAGCTGATTGATAAATTTTATCCACATTTTCTATAATATCATCTAAAATCGTTTCATCATTAATTTTTAAAAATTTAAAAATTTTAATTATACTTGCTTTTTTATTTGTTACTAAATCTTCATAATAAAGTAATAGTTTATTTCCTATAAATTCATTAAATTTTTCAATATTATCATAATATGATTTATTTGTATATTCTAAATTATGAAATTCACGTAAAAATAATTCATATGGGTTTCTTAAAATAAGTATTAAATTTTCTATTTCTGATAAATTATTTACATAATTATGTGTGAATAAATCATGTTCTTTAAAATATATAGGCAAGTCATTTTGTATTTCAATATTTAAATCTAAATTATCATTTTTATAAATAGGTAAATCGTTTTTATTTCCTCTGCAACCTAATGTTGGACGTTTTGTAATATATTCAATTATTGTTCTTACTAAATGATTTCCAGATCTGGGAGTACTTAATAATATATTTTTCTTTTTCTTTTCCTTTTTCTTTTTCTTTCCTTTTATAAATTTTTCATAATAATCTTTCTTTATATATATTCCATCATTATGATTAAAATATTTAGAAATTGTTAAATTATCAATTTTATTTTTAAAAAATCCAAGTGTATTAAATCCTACGCATTTTTCATTTTTTAAGGCAATTTGTTTCATTCTAAAAATTGAATTTTTATTAAAATAAATATCATTTCCAATTTGATCTTTTTGAGAAATGAATACAAAATCATTATCTAAATTTAAAAATGTTTTTTCAAATATTTTCATAACTTTTTTTGGAGTATATTCTTTATAGGCATTCCAATCTTTTGTTGATTCAAACGCTGGATTAAAATTTAAAATGATTTTTTCTAAATTATCTTTATTATACCAAATTGCTTTTTCACCTAATAATTTTACATGAGCTGTATCGAAATTATTTGATTCTGAATAAGATTTACAAGCTAATATGGGTTTATTTTTACTGGAAAATTCTCCAATCGCAATACCAAATGTTTCTCCGTCAGCTCTTGCCCAGATCATAGCATCACACGTATTTATAAATTTAACTTTATCATGAGTATTGATAATTGTGGGTAGAAAAATTATATTATTTAAGTTTTCACTAAATTTATTAAAATTTGCGAATAAAAAATAAATATTAGGATTATTTTTAGCAATATTAACTACTATTTTAACAACATATTTAATATTGAAATTATATTTACCTCCATAACCTCCAAATACTATTGCATTTTCAGGAATTTTTAATTTTTGTCTTAAATTTCCATTATGGTCTGGTAAATTTATCATATGAGGAACTATTGGATAGTTTCCATCATTATTCTTAACTGAAGGAGATATTGAAGTATATATATTTCCATGAGGCTCGTTACATGTAAATACACAATGTATTAAATTATTAGCATATGTAGATAATTTTCCATCATTATTACCATATTTAATTAAATATAAATATTTACATTCTTCATTTTTTAATATTATATCTATTTCAGACCATTCAGTATAACCATAAACAGTAAATTGTTTATTAAATTTTTCAATAATTTGCTTTTTATTGTTTGCATTATTTTTATTATAAAATATTATTGATTTATTGTTAATAATTTTTTCATTGTAATAAGCATAATCATATAAACTTGTTGAAGTACCTCTTTCACATAAACAATTATCATGGAATGCAACTTTAATATTATTTAGGGAAGAAAAATCTAATGAATTATAATTATTTTGTATATCTGTATCTATTTTCTTTCCTCCTTCATTCCATGTTGAAAAAACTAGTTGTGGAATACATTCATAATTATTAATTTTCATTATTTTATTTAAATAGTCTATTCCATGTTTAATACCATTATCATCAATATAATTTATCATTTTTTTAGCACCTGATTTATTTATAGTATATGCAAAATATCCACCAATATATAAATTTTTATTTAATTTTTGAATTTTTATATCCACATTATTATTATTATATTTATTTTTAACTTTAATTCTTTCTTTTTCAAACATGTGATAACCTAAAAATAAAAACTCTTTATTTATAAATTCTAATTTAATACTATTTAGTTTTTTTTTAAAATCATTACATAATGTTATATCATCTTCCATTATTAAATAATAATCATTTTTATTGTCTTCTAATAATCGTTTCCATAAATTATAATGGGATAAAGCACAACCAATTACACCTTTTCTTGAAGCAAAATCATTACCTTCAAATAAATATTTTAATTCTAAAGTTGGTTTAAGTAAATTACCATCGACAGCCTCTATAAATTCATATGAATTTATATTTTGCTGTTTTAGTATTTTTTCTAAATTTAATTTTCGATCTTTTCTCCTTTTTAAATTAACAATTTTAATAGGAATGTTATTATCTAAAACTTTATTTGTAAATTGGTCTATGTTATTTAATTCATATGCGTTTTTAGAATTATCAGAATTATTATTCCTTCTTGATGGAGTTAATTTTCCAATATGTCTGCAAAATATACCATTATAAAAAGCCGATTTATAACCTAGATTTGTAAATCTATTTGCATAATCCATTTCAAAATGACCATTTGTATCACTGTATTCTCCTATTTTTTTAATTACTCTCGAACTTAAAATAGAGGGACGAAATGAAAAATTGGGCCAATAAGCATTTGAAGGTTTTCCATGATGTTTTTTATTGAATTGTTTTAATAAGTCACTCCCATTTGGACAATACTCGTGTTCTAAATATTCAATACTATTAATAGTTTTTTTTATACCTCCAGGAATACTTAAATCAGTTGCCAATTCAGCATAATTTCTATTAAAAAGAACCTGACCAATAGAATTATCGTTTTCTAAAATTGTTATACCATTTGAAATAAAATTATATTTAGTATGAAAATGCCAATCATCTTCTAAGTGAATTATATACTTGGGATTATAAATTTCAATTAATTTATAAATTTTATTCATAGAATTAACATGTCCTCTTTCATCGTGATTTTTATATACAAAATCAATAAATGGATACATATTTTTCATAGTTTTTCTATCATCCAAAGATGAATTATCATCTATACAAATAAATTTATCTATTTTTTTAATATCATTACAACAATTTAAAAATGAATTTATAGTTTTTATAAATAGGTCTAATCTTTTACATGAAGTGATTGTAAATAAAATATTACAATTATACGAATTAATTTCATTTAAACTGTTTATTTTTAATTTTGGATATTCAATATAATTTGATAAAATTTTAGGAATACAAAAAGATTTATTACTTTCAATTCTACTCCTTTCATTATCAGGTAATTTATTATGGTGAAGAATTGTATTAATAATTTTATAAGATAATTTATACTCTTTATTACAAAATAATATAATAGAAGCTAAATCTTTAAATTTATAATCATAAATAGTGGAAGTTATAAATAATTTATCGCTATATGAATTAATCCCTAGACCTAATTTAGCATATTTGGAAGCTTTTTCAATATTTTTTTCAGTATAATATAGATAAAATATAAGGTCATATAATGCTTCTAATCTTGAAGTTCTAAACCGGTATGCTTCCAAAAGACTATTTTCAATAGTAATAGCACTTTTACATAAGGCTATATTATTTTTTCCAATCATATATAAGGAATAATATATTTCTTCATCCCAACCTCCCATTTTAAATCGTTTTAAATAATATTTATTAGATAACTTATATTCTCCATAATCTCTGTAACTTTGAGCTAAATAAAATGTATTTCTAGAACAATTGGGATTTTCTTTTAGTGCTTCTAATAATATTTGAGCATCTTTTTTATATTTATCTGGATCTTTATTTCTATTTCCGAGTCTTCTTGAATCAATATAATAATTACCTTTAATCAATTCTGATATTTCATTTTTTTTTTCACAAGTGGGATATTCATGTAAAACTCCAACATATTTCCATTTTGATTGGATACGAAATATTTGATTTCTATTATATGTAAAATCACCTCCATATAATAAATAATAACAATCTTTATCTAAAACTGTAGGTAAAATTAAATCTCCTATTATAATATCATCTGCATCAATAATCCAGCAATATTCACATTTATCATTACATAGCTCAAGTGCTACTGACCGATTATATCCGAAATTTTTCCAGGGTATATCATGAATTTCACCTTTTATATTTTTTTTATCAAAAAAATCTTTAATAAATTTTTTTGTATTATCAGTTGATCCAGTATCACAAATAATATAATAATCAATATATTTTGAAATACATTCTAGTGTAGATTTTATGACATGTTCTTCATTTTTAACTATCATATTTAGAGCTAATTTATATTTATGTTTTTGTGATATTGACATTTAATAATAATATATATATTATTAAATTAATATTTACGTAACGATTAAAGACGCTGTTTCTTATCTACTATTGTATATAAACTTGTAAATTTTTGTTTTATTTTACATTCATCTAAATTTGTATTTAATAAATCTAAATAATTTTTAATTCTATTATACTCATGCTTTGATAAATTTATTTTTTTATTAATTTTACTTGTATTTTTATTTTTAACTAATTTATCTTTTGATTTAATTATTATATATGGAATATTATTTATTTTTTTATCAGCAATACATTCTACTAATTTTATTGAATCTGGTTTAAGATTTAATATCATTTTGATATTAGATATATCTGGATTTTTATAATCATAAATATCGATATTTGTATAATATTGTCTTAAAATATTACGATATAAATCGTTAATATTAGAAATATTAAAATCATTTTCACTAAATAATATTTCTAAAGGTTTATTAACAATATATTTATCATCATTTAATGGCATTTTTATATTTTTCATAATTTGAATTCTTTTAAATTTATTTCTTATCATTTCTTCAATAAATTGATTTAAAAATATATAAAATAAATTTTTATTTTGAGTTTTAGCAACACCCGTTTTAATAATGGTATGAATTTTAATTTTACAGAATTTATATTTTTCATTTTCAATATTAGTTTCTATTATATTTAATATTTCTACTATTTTTTCAACTCTTTCTTTGACCTGTTCTTCTGATATAGAATATAAATAAGTTAGAAAAATTCTTTTATTAATGTCATGTGAATCTGAAATATCAGTATCTAAATTATCCTGAATTTTTATCAAATGTGCTTTTAATAGCTCATTATTATTTAATAACAATTGGTTATCTTCGGTTAATCTAATAGTTTTATAAAATATAGTTACATTATCATGTGTTTGTTTATCAAATGGAACATTAGAACAATAGATAGATTTTTCACAATTTTCTGTATTATTAATACATAATTTATAATTAGATTGTCTAATAATTTTGTTAAAATATTCATTATCAATTTCCGAATTAACAGCTATGAGATTAAATAATCTTTCAAATATTGGTTTCATTTCTCTTCTTTTTTTTGAAATCGTTTTACCTAAATAATTTAGTTGATTTATTAAATAATCTTTAATTTTAAAATTTTCAGGCATTTGAAGAAATGATGCAACTGTATTTTTTAAATTTTCATATACATTTTTTTTATATTTTAATTTTTTAATATATTTTACTCTTTTATCAATAAATTTGGATTCATATAATTGTGGTTTTATTTCATTAATAATTGAATCAAATTCTATATTTGGAATTTGATTTATACTATATTGATTATCTATTTTAGCTTTAATATTAAAAACTATGTCATCATTTAACATTATTTCTGTTCCATTTTCTAAAACATATCCAGTTATATTTTTTTTATAATTCATTATATTTCTTATTGGTTTAACATGTAAATCTGTATTGGAATATTTCCATAATTCAAAATAATTATTAATAGAACTCTCATAATCATCTATTTTAAATTCAATGATGTGTGGTAGAGATTTATATTCAATATCAATATCATCTATATTTATATCCTGAATTTTAATTAATAAGTTATTTATAGTTATGACACCTTTTACAATATTATCAGGATTAGGAATAAATAACTTTGCTATATTATAATAATCTGTAGAATATATATCATTAATTTTATTTAAATGCATTATAGTTTTTTTTAATGTATATAATGGTTTAAAAAATTTTTTATTATAAAATTCAGAATAGTTTAATATTTTTTTATCAGCATCAATATAATTAGAACTGTCACTTATACCATTAAATATAGGACTATCAATTGGTGTTTGTTTAATATGAATTTTAGCGGCGGTTTCTGTTTCTAAACCAATTACCATATTATTATCAACATTCGAAACTATTTTACGAATTATTTTAATTTTTAATTCTGGAATTTTGTCAGATAATTCATTTATTTGTTCAATCATTTTATCACCCGAAATAAGAAAAGAGCTATTTATATTATATGGGTCAAGTCTTGAATCCATTATATTTACTAATTTAGATCTAACACCACCAACTAAACATTTAGGTTTAATTGGAATATATACCAAATTTATTAATAAAATACCAATAGCTTTATTATAATTATCATAAATAATTCTTAAAGGTTGAAAATTACTATTAAGATTTTTCGATTTAATATTTTTAGAAATTTCAGTAATAGTAAACATAAAATCATTTTCAGGAGTAAGTAACGCATCTGATAGTTTATTGTGGTTTTTAATTTGTTTATCATACATTTTATTTTTTGATTTATTATTATTTTCTATACATAAATTTTTAATAAAAGTATCATGAAGTGAAGTTAATTTTTTTAAATAATATGTTATTTTTTGTTTATGTGTTGTTTTTTGTTTAAAAATATCTTTATATTTTAATGGATTAGATGCAATTATACGTAATGGATATTGAAAGTCTTTTTTAGAAATTTCAATTTTATTATAATAAAAATATATAGGTTCGTAAGTATTATTATTTTTTATAGCAAGTGCTATATTATTATTATTAGAATTCGTAATTTTATCAGTATTGAAAAAATAAGGGCAAATAATTTCAAAATCTACTTCACCATTATCGATAATGGTATCAATTAAAATTAAACTTATACCATTTGGAAATAACCATTTATGGGGTCTAGTTAAATAATCCCAAAAATAAATATATTTTTTTGTTTTATCAGATATAATATATTCTAAATAATTTTGAAATGATGAAAATAAATGTTTAGTAGTATTTCTAAATTGAATTTCTAAATTACCATTATTTAATGTTAAAAATTCATCATAAGTAATATTTTCTAATATTAAATCAATTAATCTTTCTTCACTCATATCATTGTTAAAGTTTGCAATTAATGATAAAAAAGTATTATATGATTGTTTAATACCTCTTCTTAAAAAACAATTTGATCTATAATCTAATTCTCCTGTTTTACAATTTTCTAAAGTTATTCCTAAATATTCATATAATTTAGGATGTAATAATCCTATTCTTTGAGGTCCTAATGATTTATTATATCCCTGAATGTATTCATTTCCAAACATGCTTGCGGTTATCCCATTGTCAAAATGTTCTTTTGCATTTTTACTATATCCTTTAAAACAACATGGTACAGGAATACCATCAGGATGTTTTCCTTTTTTTAAAAATCCAGGATAATCATATCTGTCAGATTCGAAAAGGGGTTGAAGCCATAAAGATTGTTTATTATTAGGATACATAAATTTATTTTCACCACTTTTATTTATTAATCCTCTTCCTTCATATTTAGGATCAAATTCTAATATATCTTTACCATGCCATTCATCATTATCTGGTTCATAATGTTTTCTCCAATTAACTTTATCTGGTATAAATTGTTTACCATTATTAAATTTTAAATCCGTTATTTTTAATGGGATATTATCCTTAATATCCCATATTTTTGGACAAATATACCAATTACTTTTTTGTTTACTACTACCCCATCTAATTGCTTTACATTTAGGTTTAGGTCCAGGGTTAGGGTTATCAATTGTAAAATCACAATCAATATCACCAGGATTACCATATGATTGTGGTAAATTAGCGTCTATATATTTTTTTTCTTTATCTGTGATTACTTTGGGATGTCTTTTTGCTTCTTGACATCCTTTTGTATATGATTTATGTTTAGGTGTTGATTTCCATGTAAATAATTCATTATCATGATCATATAATTGTTGTAAAATATAACTCACATTTTGACGACGTTTTGATTGTACTAAATCAATATCAAGTGTTTTAGTTTCATCTGGACCTTCATTTCCATCGGGTCCTTCATTTCCATCGGGTCCTTTAGTTTCATCTTTATCATTCCATATATTTTCATCTGAATCTTCATCTGAATCTTCATCTGAACTTGTCATCCATGCATTTACGTCTGGTGCAATATCATCATCACTGTCTGATACATTATTTGGTTTATGAATATCAATATCAATATTGTTAAATCCAGTTTCAGAATCTATTTGTAAATATTTTTCTTTAATTTCAAGATAATTTTCATTTAAAATATTTAAATTTTTTTTATGATTTTCAGCATATAATTTAAAGAAACTAATTAAAAATTTATTAATTTTTTTAATTTGAACTATATCACTTAATCCTTCAATATATATTTTATAAATATTATATGTACCCATTTTTTCATAATCTAAATAATTTATTTTAATATTAATTCCAATATTTGTCTGTAATTTACCAGTTGTTAGATTTTCTAATGTATCACGTACTATTTTGGTAGCATTGTCAATTGTTATTGAAAAAATATCCACAACTGATTTAATTATATCAGAATTAGACATAGATTGATTAAATTTTTTATAAATAAGTAACTTTATTGGAGGTAAATTATTAAAATAAGAAATTCTTTTGTATTTAAAATCTATAAATTTTCTATATTGTTTTTGACCTTTTTTTCTTAATACCCGTGAAGATATATCTGTGATAACTTTTGTAGTTGTTTTATCTATACTTGTAACTGTTAAACTATAAGTGGTGGGAATAGTAGTATTAATTTTTATTATATTTCCTTCTGTCCATTTAGATATATCTTCGTTATAATATTCAATTTCTTCTCCTTTAAAATATACATTATCTAATATTGTAATATATGGCCAACAACATACACTAATTTTTTTTATAGTATCATAATCTAAAACAATATTTTTTGGTATTTGTATTTTAGTACATAATCCTAAATTATCAAAATTTGTATTATAAAATGTTGAATTAAAATGTAATAAATTTATATCAATAGGTAAAATAATATCGGATTTAGATTTTAAAAAATCTAAATTTTTTAATATTTCAATAAAAAAATTACATTTTGAAATTAATTGTTCAACTATATATTCAAAATTAATATTTTGATCTAATTTATAGGTAGTGTCAAATATTACTTTACCACTTTTTGTTATTTCTACGTTACCATAATATGTATCGAAATCTATAAATTTAATATTATCCCCAGACTTAATATTTTCTAATAATGATTCATCATCAATATTTATCCATGAATCTGTTTCTGATTCTGATTCTGTTCCAGGTTCTGTCCCTGCTTCTGTCCCTGCTTTTTTCCATTCTTTTAAAAAATTATAAGTAATATTAGCTTTTATTTTATTATTTTCATTAATTAATACATCAAAAGAATTAGTAGACTCATTTATTTTATATATAGTTCCTTCTATTATTTTGTTGCTTATTTTAACATCAAATAATCTTAATTTATATTGTATATTTTTAATATTACCTTTTATTTTACTATAGATTCCATCATTATATTCAGCTCCAATAAAATTTATCCATTCTTGTAATACTGTATTTTTAACAATTGGATCATAATTTTGATATTCTACTTCTGTAATTGGTTTGAAAATTTTATAAATCATTTCACGTGTTGTTGGGTCTTTTAATTTTACAAAAGGTATATCATAATTTAATAATAGTTCATTAAAAATAGATAATAAATCTAAATTACTCTGAGAATCAAATATATTTAAATCATGTTCAAATCGTAATGATAATACATTAGAACTTGCAATAGAAATATCTTCTTTTAATAAATTATCACTATTTTCAATTAATTTATGTATATTTGTAGATTTTTTAATTATATTTTCTTGTAATTCTAAAGTATACATTATTTTTTCTTGTGTTAATAATTCAGTTGTTATATAATCACGAACATTAGTTTCAGTAATTTTAGGAAAATATTTTTTTATAAAACCATTAAAATATTTGTCATTATTTGTTTTTTCACTTAAATCTAATATATTTTTTGTAAAATATGTATGAATATTTTGAAAATTATATAAATAAATAGTATTATTTTTGATATTACCAAATTTATATAAAACTTTATTTTCATTGCTTTCATCTAATTTTATATTAGGTGTATTAATATTATTTTCATATCCAAAATAATCATCCGAAAAGTAATTAATAATATTATTAGAAATATAAATATTTGTTTTTAAATATGAATAATAACTATGATTTAAAATTGGATTAATTATATAATTATTTAAAAATGATTTAATCTGGAAATTATTAAGAAAATCCTCAAATGAAGTTATATCAATATTTTGATATATATCCTCATATTTTTGTTTAAATGTATCATCATTTGTATTTATACCAATAGTTTCAAGTTCTTGATATAAATTATAAAATGTGAAACCTCCTTTTCTTTTTAAAACTCTTTTATATATATTTTGCATTTTAATAGTAAGAAGATTTGTAGGCAATTTTTCTATACTTAAATTATAATACTGTTTATTTAATTCACAAGTTAAAAATTGATTTTCATTTATAAAATTTTCATCTTCTAAATCTCCAATAAATTTAAATATAATATTTTTTATTGTAAAAATATTGTCATCATTTTTAATTTCTATTTCTAAAAATTTTAATTTTGTATATTTAGCAGTATTTAAATCTCCCCAATTTTCAGAACAACCATATTTAAAATATTTTTCTAATACTGGCAAATCAGCTTCTTCAATTATTCTACTATTTTCTATTTTGTTTAAAATTGCGCGAATACTATCATTAATTTTGCCAACAAATATATAACAATTTAATTCAAATCCTTTTTCCAATTCATACATATTATAATCTTCCATAGATATATCTTCTACTTCTGCTTCTATTTTATTTATCATTGCATTATATTTTTGGTTTTCAAGTGATAATTTTATAGTGGGATCAAAACTATCTAAATATTTGACATATACTATTTTATATGGTTTATTAATTTTATCAATATCAACACCTATTGTCATTTCTAATATATAAAAACAAAATATATTAAGAATATTATCTAATAATTATTTTAGTTTTTAATTTATTTAATTTATAATTTATTTTCTAATCTAATATTATATGGCATCGAAATTAGTAAATAAAGCAGGAAAGGCAGTTTTAGCAACAGGTAATTTGGCAACAAGTGCATATACAGATTTTTCAAAATTGCTGAAAGATTTTAATGTAATTGGTTTTGTATTAGGTTTGCTTATAGCAAATGGTGTAGCCGAAATTGCCAATTCGTTCATAGATGGAATATTAATGCCCAGTGTTCAACCTATTCTTGATAAAATATCAAAAAAAGGAACTCAGGTTAAAATAGGCGGTTTAACTTTACATTTAGCAAAATTTATAACATCTATTTTAAAATTTTTTATGATATCACTCGTTATTTTTGGATTACTTAAATTAGGAGTCTCTATGAGTAAACCTGTTACATGGGTTAAAATTGTAGGTGATGATACTAAATAATACTACTATTAATAATAAATATTATATAATTATAAATATAAATATAATATTTATTCATCATCTTCTAAAGGAGAATCCGTTATTGTAGTTCCACAATAAGATACTGGTTTTTTTCTAAAATCTTGCCTTTTATATATACGATGTTTTATAGCACATTTTAATATAAATTTCATATTATCCCAAAATTCAGTAGTATGTCCTATACTAATTGTCATTACATGAGCTAATTCATGTATTGCAACAAACATCATAGTATTTAATTTAACTAATTTTTCATTTTCATCTTTACTTCTAATACAAAATACAATTTTTTCACCTTTATTAAGAGAATATGAAGTATATTTAGTTCCTGAAATAGATTCCGTTATTTTTCTAGGTTGAAATTTAGTTACAAGATGAATTACTCTTTTATCTTTAGGATAATCTTGTTCTAATTTATGTACTATTTTAAGCAATTTTTTTTTTATGTTAGCAAGCGTATTAGCAGCTTGTAATTTATCGGGTCTATTTCTACATAGATATTCTCGATTATCTACATCTGATTTAACATATATCAATTCTGAATATTTAGACTCATACATCATCAAAACTGATAATAATAGTATAGTGGCGATTATAATTATAATAAAATCATTCATTAATAAATTATAAGAAAAAAATTTTGATATAAAATTAATATTTAAAGAGAACTAAATAAAAATATAGACATGAATTCTTTAAAAGATTTAAAATTTCAAATTATTGATTGGCACACTGAAAATCTAGAAGAAAAGGATGATGAATTAATGCTTAGCAGTAGTGATGAAGAAGATGAGCCCAAATATAAATTAGATGAAAGTAGTTATAAAATATTTGTTTTTGGTAAAGATATCGATGAAAATACATATTCACTTATGATTAATGATTTTACACCATATTTTTACATTAAAGTTCCAGATAATTTTAGTAAAATTAAAGTTAAAATTTTAAAAAATTGGGTAGAAGAAAAAATGTGGTTTAAACATAGAAATAGTTTTTCAAGAGCAACTTTACATAAAAAAATGAAATTCAGAGGATTTACAAACAAAAAAAAATTTAAATTTGTTAGACTTGTATTTAAGAATACAAACGCAATGAGAAATGCTATAGGATTATTTCAAAATAAAATATGGAATAATCAAACTAGAAAAATTGAAAAAATAACATCTAAAAGTGTTCATATTCGTGGTTTAACAAACGGACCGCATGTATATGACTTGTATGAAAATATGATTGATCCAATGATACGATTTATCCATCATAGGGATTTAAAACCAGTTGGATGGATTAATGTCAAACATGGTAAATGGCAAAAAAGAAGTATAAATAACTCTCATTGTCATTATAATTTACAAGCAAGATGGACCGATATAAATTTTGTTAAATCAGAAGAAAATGTAAAGATTAAGGTTTTAGCATATGATATAGAATGCGATTCAAGTCATGGCGATTTCCCACTTCCCATAAAGGACTATTTAAAACTCTCTCGAGAAATAGTTTATGAATATGAAAGAATGCAAAAAATATTACATTTAAAATGTGAAAAAATAAATAGAACACAAAAAGAAAAATTTGTTAGATATATTAAAAACAAAAAGAAATTTGTTAGTGAATGTATAAATAGCGCATTTCAAAATGGTAACGAGTCTATAAATATAAGTAAAATTTATACAATTCGAGATAAAAAAGCTACTGAAAAAACTATTGATATTGTTTCACATAAAATAGCTGATTTATTAATAAAATTTAATCCTTTAGTGAAAACTATGGAGAGAAATAAGATACGAAATAATAGTATTGAACAAATTAATATTATAATGTGGGATAAAAATAAACCTGAAAATAGTTATTTCCCAGAAGTTCAAGGAGACCGAACAATCCAAATAGGATGTAGTTTTATAAAATATGGTGAAAATATTTCATATAGAAATGTAATGTATACTTTGGGAACATGTGACCCTATAAAAAATACGGAAGTTAAATGTTTTAAAAGTGAGAAAAACCTATTATTAGCATTTAGAAATCTTATTATCAAAGAAGATCCCGAAATCATTACTGGATATAATATTCAAGGTTTTGATACCCCATGGTTAATGAAAAGAGCTATAGCGCTAAATATTGAGAGTAAATTTACACGACTGAGTAAGTTTTGTGATATGGAATGTAAATTAAAAATCAAACAAAAAAAATCAGCAGTAGGGCAACTTATTAAAGTGGATATTGTTGATATTCCTGGGAGAATTCAACTTGATATTTATAATTTAGTACAAAAAGGATATAAACTAAATTCATACAAATTAGACAATGTATCTGCTAATTTTATTCAGGGAACTGTACAAAACATTGAAAGAAAAAATGATAAAACATATATTTATACTGATAATATTAAAGGTTTAAATATTGGAAATTTTATAATTTTTATTGAAAAAGAAGGTTATTTAGAAGATAAATATAGTGAAGGTAAAAAATTTGAAATTATAGATAAAAATGAAAAAATGCTTATAATTAATGAGATAATTTCATTAAAATTAGATACACATAAATGTTCATGGTGTCTGGGCAAGGATGATGTATCTCCAAAAGATATATTTAGATTACAAAAAGAGGGACCCGGTGAAAGATATATTATTGCTAAATATTGTATGATGGATGTTATTTTATGTATTGAATTGTTATTAAAACTTCAATTCATTACTAATTGCATAGGTATGGCGAATGTATGTCTTATTCCATTAAATTGGAGTATTCATAAAGGTCAAGGAGTTAAAATTTTAAGTCTTGTAACGAATGTATTAAAAAAAGAAGGATTTTTACTTCCACATCTTTATAGAGATTTATTAGATAAAGATGGATATGAAGGAGCGGTTGTATTAAAACCATATCCGGGTATATATCTTGATGACCCAATATCTGTTTTAGATTATGCTTCTTTGTATCCAGCTTCAATGATTATGGGTAATACGTCTCATGAAACTATATGTTATGATGATAAGTGGCTTGGTGATCAAGGCATTGAAAATTTAAAAAATATAGGATATGGATATCATGATGTTACATATGATACATTTAAATATATTAGAACATCTAGTGGTACATTAAAAGGTAAAAAAAAAATAGGTGAAAAAACTGTTAGATTTGTTCAATATCCAAATGATGAAAAAGCACTTATTCCGAAAACACTTCAAACATTATTGAAAGCAAGAAAAGATACTAGAATTAAAATTAAATATAAAACTGTTATATGTAATGATGGAACTGAATATATTGGTTTAGTAAATAAGGATGAAACAAAAACATATATTAAAACATCTAAAGGAGATAAAGTAGAAATAAATAATATAAATGTTAAATCTATAAAAGATACTTATACCGAATTTCAAAAAAATATATTTGATGGTCTCCAACTTGCTTTTAAAATTACAGCAAATTCGGTATATGGACAAATAGGAGCACGTGTAAGTGATTTATATGCTAAAGAAATAGCGGCTTCAACAACTGCTATTGGAAGACAACAGCTTGAAATTGCTCAAACTTATTGTGAAAATCCTAATAATTTTAAAAGAACTTTAGAAAATGGTACAGAAATACAACTATATAATAAAATTGTATATGGAGATACAGATAGTGTATTTGTGAAATTTGACTGTAGATATCAAGATGGAACAAAAATGAAAGGCAGGGATGCTTTAGCTGAAACTATACGCTTGTCAAAAATAGCAGAAGAAGGTATTAAAAAAATATTAATGAAACCTCAGGATTTAGAATATGAGAAAACATTTTGGCCATTTATTCTATTTACTAAAAAGAGATATGTTGGAAATAAATATGAATTCGATTTAGATAAATATAAACAAACTTCTATGGGAATTGTTACTAAAAGAAGAGATAATGCACCAATATGTAAAGTAGTTTTTGGTGGAATAATTGATATTATTATGAGAACAAGACAAATCGGAATTTCTATTGATTTTTTAAGAAAAACTATATTATCCCTTACTAAAGGGAAATTTAATTTAGACACGCTTATAGTAAGTAAAACACTTTCATCATATTATAAAGATCCAGATAGAATTGCTCATAAAGTTTTAGCTGATAGAATTGCTGAAAGAGATCCTGGAAATAAACCACAAGTTAATGATAGAATACCATATGTATATGTAAATGTTAAAGAAAATAAAAAAATTAAATTATTACAAGGTGATAAAATAGAACATCCTGATTATATAAAACAACATAACTTAATTCCTAATTATGAATATTATATTACAAATCAAATTATGAAACCGGTTTGTCAAATTTATGGATTATGCCTTGAACAAATTCCTGGTTATAGACCAAATGAAGATTTTGAACTAATTCTTAAAAATTTAATTAGTCAAGGAAAAACAGAAAGAGATGCTGAAAAACGTGTTCTTGAAAAAAAACAAAAAATTGCTGGTAAATTGTTATTTGGAGATATACTTAGAACACTTGAAAATAAAAGAAAAGGTAATGTAGAAATTACAACATGGTTTTCAAGAAAAGTATCCAAACCAACTAAAATATTTAAAAAAACAACAAATAAAAAAAATGTTAATATTAATTTAAGTGATTTAGATGATGATGATAGCGATGATAGCGATTTTTAACAAAACAAAATAAAATAAATATATAGTTTATAATTTTTATTTTATTTTTATTTTAAGTTTAACTTTTCTTTTATTTTTATTTTAAGTTTAACTTTTCAATTTATTATTTTTTAAAATCTATTATAATTATTTCCCATATTAATTATACTATATTTAGGTATAATATTATAAAAGGTCTAAAATAATGTTTGTTATTACATGAAACGCAATAAAAGATAACTAATGGTTTAATGCTAATGCCACTAAAATTATATATTAAAAATTTATTACTACTAAAAACTTATAAAAAATATATATAGATTTAATTAGTGTTTAATATCTGGAAATATATTATCAATTTATATTAAT